GCGTGGGATCAAGAGGGCAAGGCTCAAGAGGTAGGGGCTGAGAAGCTCTTAACCCTGACTGTTGGGCTCTCTTGATCTTCGCCCTCTGCCATGTGTCCGCGAAAGAAAGCGCGCTCGTGCGCTGATACCTCCTCAAACACTGCGAAGAGCAGGGGATCATAGCGCCCTAGCCACTCATCGAGCCAAGCGGGGGGATCAAGTAGCGCTTGAGAGAGCGTAGCGAGAGCATATATCCTAAGCTTCGCCATAGCGGGCAGGTCATCGTATTTTTCAGGCGCGCTGAGCTGCACTAGTGCGCGGTCTCGTCTCAAGCTCTGCTCAAGGGTCAGGATGCGCGTCGTGACTGTCGCGCTGAGCTCTTGGTTCTGAAGCTCAAACGAGATGTGGAGCACCTTTTCAAGATCTGTGATCTCTGGCGCGACTGCTTGAGGTGGTCGCGCTTCACTCTGCTCTTTGATCTCGCTCAGCTTCATAACTCATCCTCTCTTACTCGTTAGGGTAGACGATCTTGCGAACTTCAAAGCTTAAGTTTTCGCTGAAAAGTGAGGCGCTGTCTACTCTAAAGTTGCGCGTTGTGGGTCGGCATCCCTCAAGCGTTAAGAGTGTCTCTCCGCTATTTTCATCTATCACGCTCATGTCGATTCCACCCGCGCTCAAGATGTCGCTAGTTGATCCCTTCTGCCATGCGCCATTATCCTCCAGCGCTTGGCGGCTGATTCGGATCGCGTCTACTGTCATCGTGGCGGTTCGTCGTACAGGGATGATCTCTTGACTATCGATCTCCCCGATTACGTCAACACGTTGAGTCTGGATATTCTCAGAGATGTTGACGCCCGTCGCCCAACCGACCTCTTGACCTGTTGAGCTTAAGAATACTTTACAGCTTGCGCCACTGATTCCTCTATATGCTGGCATGGTCTACGCTCCTTATGCTGCGATGCGTACCGCGACTGCGGTGATGCTGATGAAGTTAAGAGGCTCAACGGGCGCGACTTCGTAACTGATCGCGACCTCATCACCAAGGTCTTCAAGTTGGATGTTCTGAAACGCTTTGATCACTCCGTCTCTCACTTGAGCTGTAAGCGAGCTCTGTACACGCGAAGAGATCAGAGGGATCTGACTTGCGCGCGTGGGGCGTCCGATCTGGTCGGCTAGGCTGTTACGAAGATCTCTCACAGAGGTCAAGATCGACTCATACGCGCTCACCTCACAGTAAACAGGGTTGTTGTCTGTGAGATAGGTTGTGATTGATCTCTCGACTCGTGGCCCGAGATTATCGGTAGAGATCGCGATGATCCCGCTCTTGAGCGCCTGCTCAATGTCGGCGTAGGCATCCCAAGATTGAGAGGTCTCGATGATACGCGGGCGCTTGCGTGTGAGGGGCTCGCCAATATCGGAGCCCGCTTGCATCCCTGCGAGCATAAGCGCGGTGTACTTGGGGCTCTTGGTGAGTGTTCGCCCGCGTGGGTCGATCAGCTTGATACTCTGCGCTGCAAGTGCGATCCCTGCATTGTTGAGGCTCGCCGCGCGCGCTTTCACGTTCGCGAGGCTCTCGCTTGATGCGATTGCGCAATAGGCTTGACGCTCATAGCCTGCGTTCGCGCTCGCGGTGAGATGCGCTCCGAGTTTGCTTTGTGAGCTCGCGTCTTCGGTGAAGAGTACCACGATTTGGATATCAAGATTCTCGATGCTCTGTAGGGCCTCTTCAAAGTCGAGGGTCAATCCGTCTGCCCCTCCGCTCGCGGTCTGGCTCGTCGCGTTAAGCGCTGCGGCTGCTGAAGAGTTATCAAGCGTCGCCTCTGCGAGTGTCGATGAGCTCAGCGCCTCTTTGAGCAGATACGCGGGCGCCTTAAATGTCTCTGTTGAGACTGCGCCAATCGTGCGCGTGATATAATCAATCTCATCGAGCGCGATCTCTGCGACCTCGATGAGCGTTGCGCTCACGTCGGTGAGCTCGTTCGCTAACGTCACAAAGTCTTTGAGCGTGGGCGCCTCGTCGCTGTCTGCGGTGAGGAGAGTGATCGCGTTGCGCGTTAGTGTCGCGGTTCCGCTCTCGATGGTCACGATGAGATCATGAGTCGCGTCTTCATTATCAATGCTGAAGAGTGCGTCATTCTCAATCTCAAAGCTCTCTGTGAGCCCGTTACGATTCAGGCTCAGCGTGTGCGTGTCTCCTGCGATAGCGAGAGAAGCTTGAAGCCTGTTCCCCTTCGCGCCATAGATCACGCTCTTGAGCGTTAATGGGCCGATGTCTAAAGAGGCTTGAGCGGTGGTCTCTCGCGCGTTCACGAGTCTTACACTCGATGCGCCCGCGCTCACTGCGGGGTCATCTGAAGGCGAGAAAGCGAGCTGAGCGAGTAACGCGAGATCATTATCACTGAGATCATACGCGCTCATGCTGCGGCGTGATGAGAATAGCTTAGGTGTATGTGAAGCGACGCTCGGGAAGTCTCCTACAATGGCTATATTACCGCTCGCGATGTCTCCACCTGCGAGCGCGCTCGCGTCAATCCGCGTATAGATCCCAGGACGTGCGGTCCGTGGGAATCCTGAAGAGTTGAGAATACTAGGCATTTTCCGCGCTCCTTATCACTCGTGTTTGGGGGTCATTATAACCGATTATCAAATAGGTGTCACGCGACCTTGCGGAGAGAGACCAAGGCTCAATGTGCCTATTACCTCATCAGGGCTAAACAGATTTACGCCCGCGCTGTCGTGCATCATTGCTGAGATCGTGAGGCGTCGCACAAAGACCCCTAGCTCTTCGGCTGCGAGTAGCTCTTGCGGTGCGAGCTCTGCGATATTTTCAAACATAAACGTAAGATAGCCGTTACTTAGGAAGTCTTTTCGCAAAGCGTGAAGCGCTGTGATAATGAGCTGGCCTAAAACCTCAGTAGCTTCCGCGCCTGCGGTCATGAGCTCCACCTGCGCGGTCTGGTTGCTGATTGTCTGCTCGACTCCTAGCGCTGAGCCTCCTAGCGGTCGGTGAATCACGTTTCGGCTCATTTGCTGACAGACCACGAGAGGCAAGCTCTGAGCGCCTGCGGTCGCGTGTGGAATCACCTTGGGGCTCTTCTCTCTGAGCTCTGCGAGAATCTTAATCAAGCTCGCGTCATCGTGCGCGGTGTTGTACAGGTGCTCAAGTGTCTGCGCTTGGTTGGCTGCGTCGAGATAATAGTTGAGCGCTGCTCTGAGCGCTGTCGTGAGATGATGGTGAATCATACGCCCGCTGCCTCTGCGATCTCATTGATATTATCCGTGACAATCCGCGCGAGATTCAGCGCGGGGCGCCCTGGATGCTGCCATGCTTCGGGGCGCTTATAGCTCACCGTTCGCCATGTTGCGTAGGTGGTATTTGAGCCCGCGCGTGATGCGCCCGCTTGGGTCGTGACTCCAACGAGTTTGACCATTCCGCTTAATGCATCTGATACAGATCTTACACCGCTTTTATTGAGGTAGTGTCTGGATCGCCCGCTGTCCATACGCGCGCCATAGATCAGTTTACCCTCGCTTCCGCTCATGGTCGCGCTGAGATCTTTCGCGTCGTTGTATGCTGCGCTGTCACCCATGCGTTTGATCTCGGCCACCTTTTTACGAAACATGATGAAGCGATAGGGGCGCCCGCTCTTATCTCTCCTGATCGGTGCTGCGCCCGCGCGCACTGTCTTGAGGAGATAGTCTCTCATATCGTGCGGTGGTTGTCCGCGCTCAAGGAGATTAGGCACGATGCCTTGTAGCGTCACGATGACGAGATCAGGTGTAGCCTGTGTGATGACTACTCCGCGCTTATAGTCTCTGAGCACTGAGCCTAGGCTATCGCCGTTTTCATGCGCTGTAGCTTTCCACGCTGCCGCGATTGCGACCGCGAGACGCTTCGCGCGGGCTTGTCTGCTCCGCTGATCTAATCCGTATTCGCTGAGATTAATCATCGCGCTGCACCCTCTGGAGCTCCGTAAAACTCAAGCTGAGCCTCTGCATAGATCGGAAGCTCTGCATGATAAGGCGCGGGCGCTTTGAAGTTGATGTATGTGTCTCTAATCGCGTGGGGGTGATTCATGATGATGTATACGGGGTGCGCGTAGTATGTGATGCTGTAGCGCTCGCCCTCATTTGGTGCATTGATCCACTGGATCTCACCGTTTACAACATTAAAGTCTACGCCCTCACTGAGCGCGCCTGCGGGGTCTACGATTCCTTGCGCGTTTGCGGGGATGAGGTGCCTTACACCAAAGCTCACCGCTCCCCCTGCGAGATCATGAGATCGCGAGGCGATAGGATAGCGCGTCTCATCGGTCGCGCCTGCGCCCCTTGTGAGGGTCTCGCGGTAAACTATGGCGCTGTCTATGATCGTGAAGCGATCACCCATCATTGGTAGATGCTCAGGTAATAGAGTGATCCCAATATTACCGCGTCCATATTCGGTCGCGCCTGCGGGTCCGTGTCTCTGCTCCTCTTTTCGCGCGCCTGTGACTACCGCTCTGATTGTCTGGGCGCTGTGATAGAGATAACCTTTACCGTGGCACGCGGGGCAATCTACGCGCGCCTGCTCCGCGTCTCCGCTCGCGCCTGTCAGGCTGAATCCATGCGCGCCCGATACCTGAGAGCAAGGACACTCGCTCGCCTGCTCCCATCTCACATTCATTCCATGTGAGATGATAACTTTTCTAAACTGTTCAGGTTTGAAGTCAGCGCGCGGATTAAGCTTTGGGGGTACGCGTGAGCCTAGAATCATGACTCACCTCACAGAGCCATGATATTCATAGCGCGATAGGTGGCCTTGAGTGTGGCGATGAGCTCTTTATATTCCTTGGTGAACTGTAAGACTCTGGCACCATAACCTGAGTTTGTCGCGCTCGCCGTGGTGTTGATGTTTTGTGATAGGCCATCCATCGAGGTAGAGACCATCGCGAGACCTGCGCCCGCGATCAGATCACCTGCAACGTCTAGCGCGAGAAGTGAGCTCTTCAACATGACCGCGCGCGCGATGTCCTGTGGTAGCGTGTCGATAGTCCATGATATGTCTGTGTCTTGCGCTGCGGGCGCGCTCAAGCTCAAGGTGAACTTATCATGGCGCTTTGTGCTCACGCTTGCGCCCGTCGCTTTCACATCATAGCGATCAACAAACTTCTGAGGCGTGCTCACATCTACTGAGCTCTCGCCCGCGCTGATCGTCGCGGTTCCTGTGTAATATGGGAAGCCCGCGCGATAATCGAGCTCAAAATAGGCAGGGATATAGTATTCGGCGTTTAGGCCCCCTAGTCCGAGTATGACAGGCACGCCACCCGCGATCAGGTAGCTTGAGGCGCCCTCTGTCGTTGGGATAATATGCACCTGTCCGGCCATGGGCTCTGTGACCTGCGCCCATTGTGGAGGGAGCTCTGCGCGTGTGGAGCTCTGCCCGTACACAATAGAGAGCGCCTCAACATCAATCAAAGGCCGATAGCGCGACCTGAGGGGGTGCCAAGCGGGCGCGGCGTCTGGCTCTTTGTCGTGACGTTCTGAGAACGTCTGCACGTCGAAAACTAAGCCGAGCTCGTCGCTGACTGCGCGCTCTGCTTGCTCTATCGAGGTGCTGAAGATTGTATCAGGATAAGGGCTACCATCATCAAGAGTTAAATCTACACCTAGGAGATAGGTGTCTTTGAGGTACTGCGTATTATACCCGCGCTCTGAGATGGTGGCCATTGGGGCTTATCCTTCATCGCTGCTTGTAGCAGCCTTTTTTCGCGTTGTGCGCCTGCGCTTGGGCTTAGGCGCCTCTTCGCTGATCACTTCCCATCCCATAAGGGAAGCTTTGGCCCGCTGAGCTTCGGAGAGATCCCCCTCGATGATCCCCTCTGCGCTGACGGCTACAAGACCGTCAGCCAGAGAGAGTTCGACGTTTTTGAGGCGGGGGTGTCGGATCTTGATAATACTCATCGGGCTCTCCTCTCAAGCGCTCTTAGATGTGAAGGCCAAGAAGCTGAGGATCGGTGATCGCGCTCAAGCCTGAAGATGCGTTCACACCTGCGTTCTTGATCACGAACATCTTGGTAGGTAGCTTAACAGCGGGCGCACCGAACATCATCAGGAGGAACGGGAAGGTCGTAGACACCTGAGCGAGCGGGCGACGAACCAGAGAAAGCATCTGGTAGTAGCACATGTAATCAGGCGAGAAGTTCAAGAAGAGAATCTCGCTCGCGCCAGGGATATCCTCATTGTTGTCAGTGATCACGGTATCTTGAGCGGTGACCTTCGCCTCTTGGATCAAGAGCGCGCCGTCTGCTGATGTCGCGTCCTTCGCTGAGCGGTAGACACGGAGATACTTGACGTTCGCGTGTGATGCGTGACGGATAGTGAAGGTCACTTGATCACCTGCGGCGACGGTCACTGCGAGAGTATCGACAGGTGCAGAGACACCGTTATCACCGACAGCGACAACGCGATAGATGTAGTCACCGTTATCCGCTGCGACGAACTTGGAAGCAGCGTTAGCGCCCGCTGCTGCTGCGACCTGAACAGTCGGAGCAGCGAGAGAGCCCTCAAAGACGCTTGATGAACCGAGAGCAGGCGCGATGCGATCATGACGCTCTAAGAATGGCGCGCTCACCACCTGTACAGGGCCATAAGGGCCAGTGATCGAGAGGCTCGCAGCACCAAAGGTCACAGCGCCATTGTTAACTTGGATCTGATCGTGGCGCCCGTGGTGAACGGTTTGCTTGATGAGCTCGCTAAGAACGCGCGGTGTTACCATGATGTGGGTGACCATACCATAGAGAGGCGCAGAATAGAGCGCACCGAGGATCTCAGAGAGATAGACAGCGCTTGGAGCCTTACCACGAAGATCTGCGACGTTGCCGCCGTCTGAGATCTGCTTGATGATGCCGTTGAAAGCGTTGGAATCTTTGCTCTCGTCAGCGTGAAAGAGGTTGAGCTCTAAACGCTGAAGGAGGCTCTCAGTGCCTCGGCGGGTCTCCTCTGCGATAGCATCAGCGCTTGGGCCTACGATAGAGACCATAGACGCTTGATCTGTGACCTCGCGACGCTCAGCCATGTAGCGGATCTTGGTTGCTACCTTCTCATAAGTTGAACGGTTCAAGATACCGTTGCCACCCTCAGAGATGAATGGTGAGTGCTGACCGCCGTGGTTAAGTACGCGATTATACTCAACAACGGTGTTCTGAGCCTGGACCTTAGCGAGCATAGGCCAGAGCTTGAGATCGTTCATGCTACTAGTAGCGATGCTCAAAGTCTGCGCGAGCTGTTGTGGTACGAGAGGTGAGATGTTGCTCGCGGTCTGTGAGCCACCTGCGGGTACGAGTGGCGTCTGATAGCCTACTGTACCTTTTTGAAGTGAGCCCATGAGGGCGGCCATATCTGCGCTTGATGGGATGCCTTGCATACTATTACTCCTTAGATGCCGAATCGGCTCTTGATTGATGATGGATCCGCGCCTGACTCAAGAAGCGCTGCTGCCTCCATCATCTCGCCTGCGCGGTGGGGGTCGCTCACGGTCATTGTTGAGAGCGCCTTGAAGAGCTCGTCGCGTGAGGTGTCTGCTGCGGTGTTCTCAGCAGGGCTCGGAATGTATGAGACGCTCTTAGCCATAGGCTCAGGCTCTACAGCGGTCACGCCTCGGAGGCCCTTGACCTCGGTTTGGAGCGACTTGATCAGCTCAAGCGCGCCTTGGAGCCCCTTACAGAGAGCCTCATTCTGTGCGCGTTGCTCAGTCAAGAGCGCGTCGAGAGCAGGGGCGAGCGCCTCAGCGACGGTCTCTTGACCATCGTTAAACGCCTTACTCATGCGCTCATACTGTGCCTCTTCGGCCTCGCGTTGGGCCTCAGCGACGCCATCGAGAGCAGAGAGCGCCTTTTCAAAGCGCTCGTTATCGTTTTGGTCACGGACGTACTCTGAAGCGCGCTGCGTAGCGACCTCCTCAGAGACTCCCGCGCTCTTCATCATCGTGATGAGGTCTTCAGACTTCATGGATCACTCCTGATAGTTCGGCAGCGGCGCGGGCTAGCGCGCCTCGTTCGACATTGGGGTAAAGGGTAGATAGTTTGCGTATTATAGACGCCAAACGCTCATCATTCAAGGCGTTATAGCTCGCGTTGACTGTGGCGTCTAGCTGTTGAGGGATGAGGCCCGCGATAGATTGCCCATTCACCTGTGAGGGGGTTTGATAACCTACTGACCCTTTTTGGAGCCAAGCGCTCACGCTCTTAATGAGCTCAAGTGATGTGTCTGGGTTGATCGGGTTGCTCGTGATCGCGCAGTTGATGACCTTCGCTTTCGTGACGATTTTGGGGTTCATCGGGTCGCGTTCGACCACTTGACCCTCGACGCTGAAGCCTAGCGTTCTATGTCCTCCCGCTTTCCTCATCGCCCGCGCGGTTTCGAAGATGTCTCGCGCCTTCGGTTTATCGAGCAAGAGCACGCCCTCAACCTCAGTGTAGCCTTTGCGCTGTGTCACCTTGGTTGGATAGCCTAAAAGGTTAGAGGCGCCTGATTGATGCTCATAGTTGAATACACCCTTACGCAAGAAATAATCGAAATCTAAACCCTTCTGTAAGACGCGCTCGCCTTGAAGATCGACTTCATCTGTCGAGATCACGCCCGCGATCTTTGCGGTGTTAGGGCTCTCTTTGTCTATCTCAGCTTTGATCAGATCTAATCTCATTTGATCGCCTCCAAGCGCCCGCTACGGCTCACTGTTTGCGTCGGGCCTACGGGGATTGTATCACATCTACAGTTTGGATGAACAGGATAAGCGGTGGGTTGCCAATCTGCGCGCGCGCGTCCTACGTTGGTTCCGTTCTCGATGAGCTCACTCACCTCAAAGATGCGCGGGCGCTGTGTCTCTCGGTCTATGAAGAGCTCAAGGCAGTGCTTACATGCTCCGCTCTCTGGGATTCGCGCGACGCGGGCGCCCTCTCCGTCGAGCTCTACCGCTTGCGCGATCTGCCCTTCATTGTGGGTCGCTTGAAGCTCTGTCTCTGCGATCCGCTCAAAGTTACGCGCGAGGTCTCCTGAGCGCTGTCTAATACGCCTCGCTACGGTGCGCGCTTGGTCTTTGGTGAGTGTTGCTGTGCCTACCTCCTCGCGGATCACTTTGAGCATCTCAGCGCGTCGCTCTGGGTCGGGTGTCTCTAGGATCCTCTCACCGTTCCAATCTTCAAAGAGCTCCGCGCTCGCCTCGTCTGCGAAGCGCGCGCCGAGTCCTCTGATATATGAGCCCGCGACCTCAAACGCGCTCACCACTCCCGCGCGCTCTGCTGCGGTGAAGTGCTCAGGAATCGCGCGCGGGCTCGGTGGTAGCGGTGGCGCGTGCTCGCTCGGTGGTCGCTGTGTCCTCATAGATGAGGGGGGGATCAATCGGGGCGCGCGTTGGTCTGCGCCTGAGAGCTGTCTACGCCATCTCTCAAGGCTCCATGTTCTCATACGCGCTCTCTCTTCAGGGGTCGCGCGGGCGTATGGGGTGCCTATGAGCCGGATAAAGAGGATGGGGTTGGTGGGTTCGTCAAGTGCGCCCGCGTCTAGTCCTCTAAGCTGATCAGCGTTCAAGCGACCTGATCTCACTAACGCCTCGATACGCTCACGAGAGAGACCTGAAGCGCGAGCGCCTAAAAGCTCAACACTCAGCGCG